GATGGACTGGTAGACGAAGCGCGCGCCCTCCGGGAGGAAGACCGGGATGACGACCACACCGGAGAATGACGCACGGCTGGAAGAGCTGATCGAAGTAGGTACCCGGCTTCTGGGCCAGATCGAGACGTTCACCCAGGAGGGCGGGCGCCAGTTCGTGAACCTGGCGCAGCGCGCCCGCGCCAACCGGCGCGGCCTGTGGTTCCTGGGGGCAAGCCTGCTCCTGGACGTCGTCCTGACCGTGATCATGGCGTTCGGATGGGTCCAGGTGTCCAGCAACGAACACGACATCAGCGCCCTGACGACGCGGATCGACTACTCCCAGACCGTCCAGCGCCAGAAGGCGCTGTGCCCGCTCTACCAGCTCCTTCTGGACCAGAAGTCGGCGGCCGGGCGCGCGGCGTCGCCGGACCCGAAGGCGTACGACCATGCGTTCCAGGTGATCGAGACGGGCTACAACGCCCTGGACTGCTCTTCCTTCATCAGCTCCGGAACTTAATTCAATCGGCACGCATTTATGAATTAGGTATTCCGGCGCACGAATTACAGCCAGGAATTCGCGGTATTCTCCCTGGAGATCCACTCCAGGGAGGCTTCGCATGCCGTGGTACAACGCTCTGGGCTTCGGCCGACCGCCCGCGCGCCCGGCCGTGCCGGAGGCGCTGACCGCGGCGGCCCAGCCGGTGAAGGGCCCCCAGTCCCAGTTCCTCCAGCACACCCAGAACTGGCAGAACGAAGCCTGGGACTTCTACGACGGCAACGGGGAGTACAACTACGGCGTGACCTGGCTGGCGAACATGATGAGCCAGGTCCGCCTCCGCGCCGCCCGGCTGGACCCGGAGCTGGACGAACCGGAGATCCTGTCCGACGGCCCGGCCGCGGAGATCATCGCCAAGATGAACGGCGGTGTGGGCGGCCAGTCCCAGATGATGCGGAGCCTGTCCACCCAGCTCTCCGTCCCCGGTGACTGCTACCTGGTCGGTGAGGAACTGGGCGTCACGGAGCGCTGGACGGTCCGGTCGGTGGACGAAGTTCGGGCGCAGAACGGCCGCTACCAGGTCGTGACCGACAGGACCCCCAGCGTCACCTGGTCGGACCTGCCGCCGAACTCCGTCCCGGTGCGCGTCTGGCGCCCTCATGAGCGCTGGCACTCGATCGCGGACAGCCCGTCGCGCTCCGCGCTGGCCACCATGCGGGAGCTGGAGCTGGTGAACCGGCACATCACCGCCCAGTACCTGTCCCGGCTGGCGTCGGCCGGTGTACTGGTCCTGCCGGAGGAGGTTACTTTCCCGGTGCGTGAGGAGTTCGCGGATGCACCGGACCCGTTCGTGGCGGAGTGGATCGAGATCGCGGCGGAGGCCATCGCCAAACCCGGCACCGCGTCGGCCATCGTGCCCATCCCGATCCGCGTCCCCGGGGAGTACGTGGACAAGATTGCGCACATCGACTTCACGCTGAAGATCGATGACAAGATCATCGAAAAGCGGGACAGCGCGATCAACCGCCTGGCCACCCAGATGGACATCCCGACCGAAGTCCTGACCGGCATGGGCAAGGTGAACCACTGGACCGCCTGGCAGTTGGACGAAGGCAGCCTGAAGACGCACATCGCGCCCCTGGCGGAGGTCATCTGCTACTCCCTGACCACCGGCTACTTCCAGGCGCGGCTGGCTGCCTCCAACGTGGAGAACCCGGAACAGTACGTGGTCTGGTACGACATGTCCGAACTGGCCATCCGGCCGGACAACTCCACCAACGCCCAGGCCGCCTACGACCGGCTGGAGATCTCCGGGTCCGCGCTGCGCCGTGAGACCGGCTTCGGTGAGGACGACGCGCCCACCACCCAGGAGCTGGAGGCACTGACCCAGAAGGCCATCCTGCGGGAGGCCCCGGCCTCTCCGATGGCCGCGGTGGCGGCCGACGCCCTGTCCGGGAAGCACGTGTTCGCCGACGCGACGGGCGGAACCGCGGTGTCCGGCACCGGCGGGGAGGCGGGCACCGCGCAGCCCGCGGAGACGTCCGACGACGGCGCCCTTCCCGGTCCGCCATCCACCGCTCCGCCGTCGGAGGCCGGGCCGAAGTCCGGCGCGCCCAGCAACAACCCGCCGGGCGCCCAGACGTCCGCCGCGGTGATGCGCGCGGCCGTCCAGGTGAAGTCGCTCCACGCGGTGCGGTACACCGTCTCCGGCGGGCCGGAGCTTCTGCACCCGCCGGGCGCCTGCTCCAGCCATGCGTACTCCTGCCCGTTCACACACTCCGCCTGGGGCCGGAAGCTCCCGTCCCTGACCACCGGTACCTACGAACTGCGTCTGGACGCTTTCGGCCAGCTCCGGGTGGGGCGCGCCGCGCCGGAGCTGGACACGCTGGGCTGGATCTCCACCATCCCCACCGGCCGGAAGGGGGCGGAGTATGTCCGCACATGATCACTTCGCGCGCACCCGCAACGCGATCACGGCGGACGCCGACGGCGACCACCTGTCCGGCTGCATGGTCGCGCTCATGCCGACTGCGGACGATGCGGCGCGGCTGGCCATCGACGGCGGGGAGGCAGCGGCGGACCTCCACTTGACACTGGCCTACCTGGGCCCGGACGTGACCGCCTGGGACGACAGCGCGCGGACGGAGCTGGTCGGCTTCCTGCGCGCCTTCATCACTTCCGGCGACTTCGGGGAGTGGAACACCTTTACTGCAAAGATCTTCGGCGCGGCGCACTGGAACGCCGACGGGGACGCGCCGTCCTGGGTGTGGAGCGTCGGCGACCAGCCGGACGACGACTCCATGGACCACGACGGGGATGCCCTGGAGGACTACCACGACCTGGTATACGACGCGCTGGAGTCCGGGCACGACCACCCGGACCTTCCGGCGCCGTACAGCCCGTGGGTGGCGCACATCTGCGCCGCGTACAGCGCGGACGACACGCTCCTTCCGCTCCTGGAGGCCAAGCTGGGAACGGTCACCTTCGACCGGCTCCGGGTCTCGTTCGGGGACGACGACACGGACATCCCGCTGAACACGGACGTGGCCATGGCGGGCCCGGCCGCGGGAATGACGGCTGCCGGGGTGCTGCGCCGCAAGCCCAAGGAGTTCGAGAGCGCATCCACCGTGGACTTCGCGCTCATGGACAGCTCCTGGACGGCCGCCGTGGACCGCGTATACGTGGCGTGGATGGCTGTCCTGTCCGCCCAGCGGAAGGAACTCACCGGCCAGGTCAAGGCGGCCGTGGACAGCGGAGACTTCGCGGCCCTGTCGTCCATGTCGGTGTCCACCACGGCGGCCGTGGACCTCCTGTCCGACCACATGGCGAAGTACGGACAGACGGCCGGGCTCCAGCAACAGCACGAAGCCGACCGGCAGGGCGTGACCGTCCCGCTGTGGTCACTGGACGACGACGATCCAGAGGGTGCCGTCACCGCGTCGGTGCGCAGCGTGGCGAAATCCTTTCTGGCCCGGATGCGTGCCTACGCCTCCGTGGTCGCCTCCAGCCTCGCCAGCCGTATGGTCTCCTCCGCGTCCCAGCGTTCCATCACGCTCGCGCAGACCGACGCCGACGGCGCGGACGTGGCGCGGGACATCGACACCTACCTGTCCGACCACCCGAAGACCTACGTCCGGACGGAACTGGCAGCGGCCATGACCATGGCCCAGAACATGGGCCGCCTGGCCGTGCTCACCGCGGCGCCGCCGGGGAGCTACTACGCCTCCGAAATGCTGGATAAGAACACCTGCGGGCCATGCCGGGCTGTGGACGGGAAGCAGTTCGGCTCCCTGAACGACGCCGAACAGGCGTACCCGGCGGGCGGGTACGTGGACTGCGCGGGAGGCTCCTCCTGCCGCGGGACGATGGTCACCGTATGGGACGCCGGGCAGACCGCCAGCGCTCTACCGATCGAAGGGAAGACGACCATGGCGGAAACCCTGGGCGGGAAGCCGAACCCGGGCACGGAGGACTTCGTCACGGTCTCCGACGCCCCCTGGGACGGCGCGGCCAGCCGCTTCAACGACGACCAGTGGAAGCGCGCCACGGCGGCCTGTGACGGGGACGGGACGGTCAAGGAGACGTGCTTCCTCCCGCACCATGAACCGGACGGCACGCTCAACCGCAACGGCGTCCACGCGGCGGCTCAGCGCATCAGCTCCCTGACCGGGAGGAGCCCGGCGTCCGTCGCCTCCGCGAAGTCGCACCTGCGCAACCACTACTCCCAGATGGGGGAAGACGTGCCCGACTCGATCAAGGCCACCGTGGGGGACGAAGTGGCTCTCACCCTGGCGGCTGCCGCTGCTGCTCCGGCCGTGGACCCGGCTCTGGCCGACAGCTCGAACACCGCGCCCTGGCGCGGCCCGCTGGCGGTGGAGGGCAAGACGACCGGCGACGGCCGGGAGTTCGCCCCGGAGTCGCTGACCTGGCGGGACCTGCCGGTCCCGCTCCGCTGGAACAAGGAGGACAGCCACGGCGGGGAGCCGCACACCGTGGCTGTCAACGTCGGCCGTATCGACAAGATCTGGCGTGAAGGCGACCTGGTCATGGGTGAGGGCGTCTTCAACCTGGCGGAGACCGACGGCCAGCGGGCGTACGACCTGGTGAAGGGCCAGTTCCTGCGCGGGGTCTCGATCGATGCCGACTCGATCACGGACAAGGACGTGGAGTACGTCTGGCCGGACAGCGGGCCGGAGAACGCGGAGGACGGGGAGGAGATGGACCTGTTCGACCTGCTCTTTGCCCAGCCGGAGAAGATCCTGTTCCACGCCGGGCGCATCTCCGCGGCCACCCTGTGCGATATCCCCGCCTTCGCGGAGGCGTACGTGGCTCTCCTGGACGAAGAAGGCGCGGTGACCGCGGGCGGTACCCCGGCCGGGAACTACGTCCGGCACGCCCGCCAGACGCTGCGCTCCGTGGACGGCCTGACGGCCGCCGTGTCGGCGCCGGAGTGGAAGCCCCCGGCCGAGTGGTTCGCCAACCCCCAGCTCTCCCTCCCCACCGGAATCCAGGTCACGGACGACGGCCGGGTGTACGGCCACGCGGCCACCTGGGGCTCCTGCCACATCGGCCAGGAGGACGTCTGCGTCCAGCCGCCGCATGAAGAGAACCACCCGTACTACATGACCGGGGAGGTGGTCACCGCGGACGGAACGCGCGTCTCCGTCGGCCAGATCACCGTGGGCACCGGCCACGCCCCGCTGTCGATGGGCGCCGTTCCCGCCACCGAGCACTACGACCACACCGGCCACGCAGTCGCGGACGTCCACGTCGGCAACGACGAACACGGGATCTGGGTGGCGGGCGCGGTCCGGCCGGGCGCACCGGCCGACATGGTCCACGCCCTGCGCGCGGCCGGGCAGGTCTCCGGGGACTGGCGCCGGATCGGCTCCGCGCTGCGCCTGGTCGGCCTTCTGGCCGTCAACGTCCCCGGCTTCCCGGTGCCGAAGATGGCCACCCGGGTCACTGCGTCGGCGGCCGGGCCGGAGGTCCAGGTGGCGCTGGTGGCCGCCGGTCGGCCGCCGGTGGCGCACGGCGTGTCGGAGAAGGAGCTGGTCCAGGCATCCTTCCAGACCGTCATGGACGCGCTCCGGCGCGGAGTGCACGA